AGGAGGAATAAATATAAACATTTCTAAGTATAGTAATACTGGAAGTAATTCACAAATAATCAAATAATAAATATGGCATATTCTGGCATTAAAAGTTATTTTCCAAGTCAAACAGTAAGTGATGCTGAAAAATTAAGCTATGATTATGGTTTAAAAGTAGCTAAAGCTATTGAAACAGAATGGTTCAATAATGATAGAAGTATTAATAAATACAGATCTAATCAAAATAATTTTCATAATTTAAGATTGTACGCAAGAGGTGAACAATCTATTCAAAAATACAAGGATGAGTTATCTATAAACGGTGATTTGTCCTATTTAAATTTAGACTGGAAGCCTGTTCCAATTATACCTAAATTTGTAGATATAGTTGTTAACGGTATGACGGAAAGAATGTATGATATAAAAGCATTTTCTCAAGATCCTTATGGTGCAAGCAAAAGAACAGCTTATATGGAATCTATATTGGCTGATATGCGAACGAAAGAATTAAATGCTTTTTCAGAGCAAGCTTTTGGGATACAAATATCAGAACATGAAGTAGAAAACTTACCAGATTCTGAAGAAGAGTTAGCGCTACACATGCAGTTAACTTACAAACAATCTATTGAAATAGCACAAGAACAAGCTTTAGGTGTTTTGTTAGAAGGTAATAAATACGAATTAATAAAGAAAAGATTTTATTACGATCTTACTGTTTTAGGTATTGGTGCTGTTAAAACCGGTTTTAATACCTCAGAAGGTGTTGTTATAGATTATGTAGACCCTGCAAATTTAGTTTATTCTTATAGTGATTCTCCTTACTTTGAGGATATATATTATGTTGGAGAGGTTAAATCTATTCCGGTAAATGAATTAGCAAAACAATTTCCTCATTTGTCAGAAAGTGATCTTGAAGATATAATGAAAAATAAAGCTACTAATAGATCTAATTACAATTCAAGACATACTTACGACAAAGAAGATAATAATACAATTCAAGTTTTATACTTTAATTATAAAACCTACATGAACGAGGTTTACAAAGTAAAAGAAACTGGAACTGGTTCTGAAAAAATAATACCTAAAGATGATTCGTTTAATCCGCCAGAAAATAAAGAAGGTGGATATTCTAGATTGTTAAGATCTATAGAGTGTTTATATGATGGCGCTATAATTTTAGGCACTGATAAACTACTTAAATGGGAAATGTCTAAAAACATGATGCGTCCTAAAAGTGATTATACTAAAGTTAAAATGAATTACACTATTGTAGCTCCAAGAATATATAATGGTAAAATTGATTCATTAGTAAAGCGTATAACTGGTTTTGCTGATATGATTCAATTAACACATCTTAAATTGCAACAAGTAATGTCACGTATGGTACCAGATGGTGTTTATCTTGATGCTGATGGTTTAGCTGAGGTTGATTTAGGTAATGGTACTAATTATAATCCTCAAGAAGCTTTAAATATGTTTTTTCAAACAGGTTCTGTAATTGGTAGATCTTTCACGCAAGATGGTGATCAAAATCCAGGTAAAGTACCTATTCAAGAAATTACATCTGGATCTGGTGGTAATAAAATGCAAGCTCTTATAGGTAATTATAATTATTATCTACAAATGATAAGAGATGTAACCGGACTTAACGAGGCTAGAGATGGTAGTATGCCGGATAAAAATGCTTTAGTAGGTGTTCAAAAATTAGCAGCTGCAAATTCAAATATTGCAACTAGACATATACTACAAGCTGGATTGTTTTTAACCGCTGAAACATGTGAGTGTTTATCTTTAAGAATATCTGATATATTAGAATACTCTCCGTCAAAAGATGCTTTTATGCAATCTATAGGTGGTCATAATTTAGCTACTCTTGAAGAACTTTCTAATTTATATTTATATGATTTTGGTATATTTTTAGAACTAGCTCCAGATGAAGAAGAAAAAGCTTTGTTAGAAAATAATATTCAAATTGCAATTAAACAAGGCGGTATAGATTTAGAAGATGCTATTGATGTTAGAGAAATAAGAAACGTAAAATTAGCTAATCAAGTTTTAAAAATACGTAGAAAAAAGAAACAAGAAAAAGATCAATTAATTCAACAACAAAATATTCAAGCTCAATCACAAGCAAATGCTCAAGCTCAACAAGTTGCTGCTCAAGCTGAAGTACAAAAAAACCAAGCGCTAACGCAAAGTCAAGCGCAATTAGAGCAAATTAAGTCTAATTTAAAATCTAGACAAATGGAATTAGAAGTTCAGCACAAAATGAAATTAATGCAATTTGAATTTGAAATAAACCAACAACTTCAAAAAATGAATATGAAAGAAGTTGACATGAAAGAAACAATGAAAGAAGATCGTAAAGATCAAAGAGTTAAAATGCAAGCTTCACAACAAAGTGAACTTATAGATCAAAGAAATAACAACAAACCACCTAAAAACTTCGAATCCTCAGGTAATGATATACTAGGCGGGGGATTTGATTTAGGTCGTTTTGAGCCTAGTTAAAATTTATTAATTATTATTATATTATATTATGGAAGAAAAATTAGAAGAAGTAGTTGAAGAGACTATAACAAATAATCAACAAGATCCAGGCGATGAGCATGTAGAAAAAGTTGATAAAAGTAAATTTGAATCCGCTGATGACGATAGTGTTATAAAAGTAGATTTAAGTAAACCACCAACACCAAAAGAAGAAGAAAATGAAACTAAAGAAGATAACGCTGACGACAGCGGAGTGGTTGCAGAGTCTGAAAATGCCGAGCCCACACAAGAACAAGAAGAAGTACAACCGGAAAGTGAAACACAAGAAACTCCAGTACTAGAGGAAATTACTGAAGAAGAGGTTAAAGAAGAAATTGAAGAAATAGCTGATGTAGCAGAAGAAGCTATTAAAGAAAACTTAGAAACCGGTAAAACATTACCAGAGAATATCCAAAAGTTAATGGATTTCATGGAAGAAACTGGTGGTGATTTAAATGACTATGTTAAGCTTAATCAAGATTATGGTAAATTAGATGATCAAGATTTATTGTATGAGTATTACAAGCAAACAAAACCACATTTAAATAATGAAGAAATTAACTTCCTTATGGAAGATCAATTCTCTTACGACGAGGAAAATGACGAAGAAAGAGATATACGAAGAAAAAAATTAGCGTTAAAAGAGCAAGTTGCCAACGCTAAAAGCCACTTAGACGGGCAAAAGTCTAAATACTATGAAGATATCAAAGCTGGATCTAAGCTCACTAAAGAGCAACAGAAGGCTGTAGATTTCTTTAATAGATATAACAAAGAGTCAGAAGCAACTAAAAAAACAGCAGAACAACAAAAATCTACTTTTTTAAATAAAACTGAAAATGTTTTCAATGACAAATTCAAAGGTTTTGAATATAACGTCGGTGATAAAAAATATAGATTTAACGTAAATAATGCTAACGAGGTTAAAGATACACAGAGCGACATTAATAATTTTGTCAAAAAGTTTTTGAACGAAAAAAATGAAATGTCAGATGCTAAGGGCTATCACAAATCTCTATATACAGCAATGAATGCTGATGCTGTTGCAAAACACTTTTATGAACAAGGAAAAGCTGACGCTATGAAAGATAGTGTTGCTAAAGCCAAAAACGTTAATATGAAACCAAGACAAGCTCATGGTGAAGTTGAAGCGGGTGGTATTAAAGTAAGAGTGTTAGGTGAAAATTCTTCTGATTTTAAGTTTAAAATTAAAAATAAAAATAAATAACAATTTAAAATTACAAAATTATGGCAATTTCGAATCCTGGTGGAAATTTGAATAGTGTACCAGCTTCACAGAAGCAGACATTAGATTCAAATTACATCGATTTTACGACCACCGGTACAAAGGGGTGGGCACAACAATATGTACCTGACTTAATGGAAAAAGAGGCTGAGGTGTTTGGTAACAGAACAATTTCAGGTTTCTTATCACAAGTTGGTGCAGAAGAAGCAATGACTGCAGACCAAGTTATTTGGACGGAGCAAGGTAGATTACACGTATCAGTAAAAGGTACTTTGAATACAGATACATCTGTATTTACTGTTACATCTGATATTGATGGTAATAACGCAAGTTCAACTAACGTATTTACATTAGCTAATCATGGTGTACGATTAAATGATATATGCCTTGTGGCTGTATCTGGTAAAGTAATAAGAGCTCAATGCACGCTAGTAAATGGAGCGGCTATTACGGTACAACCTTACAGCGTTGAGAACTTTGACGACC